TCGGTGCAATCACTGGTAAAGGTATGGACTTGAACTTTGGATTTGCTTATACTTCATATGTAATTCCATTCTTGGCAAATGTTAAGTTTGTATTGAACCCAGCATTTGACAATGTTCATACTAATGACATTGAGAACCCAATCATTGATGGTTTCCCATTAAGCTCTTACTCATTCATTATCTTTGATATCACTGATAACACTAATGATAACATCTTCTTGTTGAAATTATCTTGGGATAATCAATTGAAGTGGTGGTATCAAAATGGTACTATGGACTACATGGGACGTACACAAGGATTCCAGTCTTCTGGACAATTCAATGGGTACCGTGTTATGATGTCTCAAACAATGCCAGCTATCTGGGTTAAGGATCCAACTAAAGTGTTGAAGATTGTTATGAGAAACCCAATCACTGGTGGATCATTCTAACCAGACACTATAAAAAACAGGGAGGGGGAAACTCCTCCCTTTTTTAATAATTATTATATTTAACCAACAAAAATAAAAACCAACAACAATGGAAAATTTCACAATGGTTGAGACCGGTAAGGGCTCAGTAAGAAAAACGGCTATTGCAGTCCGTCCGTTCTTTGACAGTAGAACTTCTAACATGGGATTAGAAGAATATGGTATGACTCTATTTGATGGAGTAACTCATACAGAGCAACTTGCTTGCTTAGAAAACAATGGTGTGACTAGGTATATTACCGGTCTTAATGAATATGCACCAGAGATTAAACTATTAGATCCTGAAACAAGAGATTCTAAAGTAAAAGCAATTAGAGAAGCTGTAGCTGAACTTGAAAAAGAATTAGCTGCAAATGTGATTAATCCAGAGGATCAAGATTTTTGGAATAAGGTAAAGTTACTTTCTCCAAGCAATTCTGAGTTCTGGAATAAAATTAATCTTGCATGTGGTAATGCTCCAGTATACTTGGATCCAAAAGATCCATTTGATAGGATCAAGCTTTATGCTATTGAAGCTGGTGGCTTTTCAATTGTAGCTAAAAGTTTTGATGATGCTAGATCAAAACCAGTACCCCCAAAGTTTTATCTTGATAAAGAAGAAGAAACTGTAATGGTAAGAACTGAATACAAGAAGTTGCGTAACAAAGCACTTTCTGAACTTCAGAAACTATTTGACAAAAACAGTACTAAGTTATTCTACATTGCAAAAGTTGTAGATATCAATAGTACACAATATAGAAAATCCACTCCAACTGATGTTCTGTATGAGAATATGGACTTATACATCAATGGTGAAGGAGGAGAAGCCAACAAAGAAAGAGCTGCTAAATCTTTTATGGATGCGGCAAATATGGACATGGAAACACTAAAAATTAAATCAATTGTACGTGATTCCAGTTTTTTTAAGTATATTATAAGTAAGCCAGATGGTTATTTATATCATAATAAGTCTAGTAGCTTACTTGGTAGAAATGTATCAGATGTAATTGAGTACTTGAAGAACCCTCTAAATGAGGATATTTTAAAGGATCTCAATGCTGCTTGTGAGAAGTATTGGAATTCTTAAAATTAAAATAAAATGGCAAATACAAAAAAGACAGATAGTAAAACAACTACTAAAAAGTCTAGTTCTGGAGCAACTATAAAACCATTTGATGGTAAAATAGTTCCTTTTGGTTCTGGTGGTAAATCTAAAAGTTCTAGTGCTTTAAAAAGCTCTACAACAAAAAAAACAACATCTACACCTAGTAAACCAAAATCTACTGGAAAACCTAACTCATCATCTACGGATAAAAAAAGCACAACTTCAAAATCAGTAGCTAAAAGCACTACAGCTAAAACTAGTGCTTCTAAGTATGTTAAACCAGGTACAAAAGAATACTGGGCAATGACTCCTGATCAAAGGAATGCTAATACTATGCTTAATATAAAAGAAAGTATTGCAGGTCCTAAAAAAGCAACTCCTAAAAAAGAAGCAACTAAAAAAGCTGCTACACCAGCTAAATCTTCTAGTAAAAAACCAATGATTAGTGGTAAAAATGTTACTTCAAAAGAAGGAGCAGCAAAAATCAAAGGTATAGTAGAAGGATTAGAAAGAGCTCCGCAAAAGAAAAAGACAGAGAAGAAACCAGCATCAAAACCTGTAGCTCCTAAAATGGCTACAACTATTGGTTCTGCAAAAGCTTCTGTACCTTCTAAAGGTAAAGTAAAGATTGAAGCAAATATGGGTAAACCTAAATCATTTACAGCTCCTAAAACTGAGACTAAACCTAAAACAGAATCTAAAGCTACTCCTAAAGTTGAACCTAAAGTTACTCCTAAAACTGTTTCTGAACCAATTAAAATGGAAACTGTTAGTGCAGCAAAAGCGGTACAGGAATTAGTAGAATCTAGACCAAAACTGGAATTAGCAGGAGAAGAAAAGAAAGGTTTATTTGCTAGAATGAAAGAAAGAAGAGAAGCTAGAAAAGCTGCAAAAGAAGCTGAAAAAGCAGCAGAAAAAGCAGAAACCGCTAAAATGAAAAAAGGTGGTATGGTTAAAAGTAAAAAATTAAAACATAAAAAATAAATAATTATGGCAGCTTATACAACGGGTAAAATAAATAACCCAAATGCAAAATTACAAGCAGGTAAAAAAGCAGGATCTAAAGGAGTTAAATCTGGAGTAAATCCTAAAGCTACTGCAGCTAAAAAAGCTACAGGTAAATCTTCAGGAAAAGTTAACACTCCTCCTAAGAAAGCTAATCCTGGTAAAAATTAAATAATGCCAAAAGATTCTTGCTATCATAGTGTAAAAGCACGGTATGCTGTGTTCCCTTCAGCAAGGGCTTCTCAAGCTATTGCCAAATGCCGTAAAGGTAAAGGTACTGTTAGGAAGACTGAGAAAGGAGCAGAGCTTAAAAGATGGCAAGCAGAGAAATGGCAAGATACAAAATCTGGAAAACCTTGTGGTGCCGGTGGTAAAAATGAATACTGCCGGCCTACAAGAAAGGTATCTAAGGATACACCAAAAACTAAGTATGAACTAACTCCATCTAAACTAGCTGCTAAAAAGGCTGAGAAGTCTAGAGTAGGTATGGGAAGAAGAGTTAAAAAAGTATAACTTTTAAAACTAAATAAAATGCAATCTCCAAAAAAAGGTACTGTTAAAAAAACAGCAAAACCAAAAATTAAGTCTGATGAAAAGATAATGAATACAGCTAGACAATTTACAAAAGGATTTACAGATTCTTTTAAACCAATTGTTGAAGGTATGAAAATGGCTGTACCCTCTAAAAGAACTAGAGAAGATTTTGTTAAAGGTCTTAAAACTGCAGTTCCAAAGAGCAAGTATATTAGAAAAGCTATTGAAGGTACACCTGAATACAAAGTAGCCAAAGGTATTAAAAAAGCTGCCGGATTTAAAAAAGGTGGGATGATTAGAACTAAGAAAAAATAATCATGGCACAGGCAAAAACTAAGAAAGTAAAAGTTACTGCCGGTGGTGAAAAACATTTAGTATACAAAAAGACTACTAAGAAAGGAGAAGGAAAGGTTGGCCACATAATGGTCAACCATCCTACCAAAGATAAAGGTCAGTGGGATACAATAGATCTTACTGCAAAAGGTAGAGCTAAGACTGTTAAACAAGGAGTAGCCGCTACAAAGAAATGGCATAAAGATAACCCGGACTATAAATATAAAGGTAAGAAAAATGGCAGGAAATAGAGCACAACAAGCAGCAATAGCTATCTCAATGAAGAAAGCTGGTAAAAAACCTAAAATGCAAGATGGTGGTGATACTACTATTTCTGTAAAAAAAGTTTCTGTAAATGATCCTTATGAAGTTTCTAAAAGAAAATTAGCAATAGATAAACTTACAGCTACTAAGAAAAAAGATTTAGCATTAGCATCTGCAAAGTTAAAACTTAAAAAAACTGCTAAGATGAAAACTGGTGGTTCTACTCCAGCTTGGACAAGATCTGAAGGTAAAAACAAAACCGGTGGGCTTAATGCTAAAGGTGTTGCTTCATATAGAAGAGAGAATCCTGGAAGTAAATTACAAATGGCTGTGACTACTAAACCTTCTAAATTAAAACCTGGAAGTAAAGATGCTAAGCGTAGAAAAAGTTTTTGTGCAAGAATGTCTGGGATGCCTGGACCTATGAAGGATGAAAAAGGAAGACCTACAAGAAAGGCTCTTTCACTTAGAAAATGGAACTGTTAAATTATATATAAAATGAAAACTTGTAAAACTGGATGCGGCAAAATGAAAGCCGGAGGATCTATAAAGAAATTAGCCAAAGGTGGTCAAGCTTTGAATAAAGCTAAAGGCTTTGCTAAACCACAAACAGGTGGAGATAATGTATCTAAGAATATATTTGGTGTACCTAATGCTGGACCTACTGGTCCAAACCGTACTGGTACATATGACTACAAAAAAGGTGGAGCAACTAAAGCTAAATTTGGTGCATCTACTCCAGTAAAAGAATCTTGTAAAAAAGGTATGGTTAGAGGTGCTGATGGTAAGTGTGTAATGTCTAGACCTAAGTTTAAATCAGGAGGTTTTCCAGATTTAAATAAAGATGGTAAAATCACTAAAGCTGATATTCTTAAAGGTAGAGGGGTTATTAAAAAAATGGGCGGCTCAACTAAAAGAAAATAGTCATGGCAACCAAAAAGAAGTCAGATAAAAACTGGATACAAAAAGCTACAGCCTCTATTAAACGTAGAGGTACTGAAGGTAAGTGTACAGGATCTAAATTTGGAAGTTCTAGTTGTCCTCCAGGAAGTAAAAGATACAATCTTGCAAAAGTTTTTAAAGGGATTGCAAAAGCAAAGAAAAAATAGTAAATGTATAAACTTCTTGAAAAAAATTGTGTATATTGTAATATAACATTTTTAGGTTCAAAACATAGAAAATACTGTGGATATAAATGTTCTAAAAATGCTAGAAAAAAAAGAGTTAATTTAATTTGTCAAAGTTGTAATAAAGAATTTGAAGTTCAAGAGTGGTCTAAAAATTCTAAGTATTGTAGTAAAAAATGCAAAGTTAAAAGTCAGTCTTCTGACATAATTAATATAACTTGTGATTATTGTAATAATCAATTTAAAAGAAAAGAATTTAGAACAAAAATGGGAAAACATAATTTCTGTTCTAAAGATTGTTCTAATAAATTTAATACAGGAAGTAATCATTATGAATGGAAAGAATATTTACATGACAAAAATATAAAACTTGCACTTAAACAATGGAGTTTAAAAATTAAAGAAAGAGATTGTTATACATGTCAGTTATGTGGAGAAACAAATAAAAATATTTTAGAATCACATCATATGAAACATAGAAGTACATTTCCCGAATTACAATTTGATTTTAATAATGGAATAACTCTTTGTTTAAGTTGTCATGCATTACAACATGTAAATGATCCTAAAGCTTTAAGATTAATAAACCATAAAATTGCTAAAAACAGATAATAATGAAAAAGACAAATAAAGTTCATCCTATTACAGCATTTAGAAAAGCTAATGAAGCTAGACAAAAAATAGTTAAGTCTTCAATGACCAAAATGCAAAAGGGTGGAGATATAACCATAGATAAAATTTCAATTTCTCCTAATGATCCATATGAAAAAGAAATGAAATTGAATAAGTTAAAAATGCTTAAATTAGGAAATGAAAAGCAATTAAAAAAAGCTAAAGAAATGTTTAAAACTGCAAAAAATAAAAATGATTATACTGCAGCAAAAAAACAGCAACTAATTTAAAATCATATAAATAATAATAATGCTTAATAGTGCTATTACCATAAAAATAAAACAACGGATCAATAAGCTTGATAGTCAAGACTATGATAACTTAGAGTGTTGGCAAATTGTTGAAGCATTTAACAAAGCACAAGTTGAATGGACTAGAAGACAATTACATGGTAGCAATCAAGTAAGAGAAGGTGATGAACAGTCAACCCGCAGAAAAGATGATTTACAAGCTTTATTAATTACAAATACATTAACTACTGCAGATAAAGAATATTATTATAAAGGAAATATTCCTCAAGATTATTTGCAGTGGAAAAGAGTAGATGTCTTTGCACAAAAAGATTGTTGTGATAAAAGACGTATGACAGTGTATTTAGCAGAAGAAGGAAACCTTAATCAACTTCTCAGAGATAAATCTAAACAACCTAGTTTTGAATGGGCAGAAACATTTGCTACTTTAAAAAACGGAGAAGTAAATGTATATACTAATGGAGAGTTTGATATAGAAAAAATTGAACTTACTTATTATAGACAACCTGTAAAAATTCAAATAGAAGGCTGTGTAGATCCTTATACTAATACTGCTTCTCCAACAAATGTAGAATGTGAATTTAAAGATGATATAATAGAAGTAATAATAGATGAAGCTGTAAGTATTCTAGCCGGAGACATTGAGTCTGGAAACCAATTCTCTAGAGGAACAGATACAGCTGAACGTAACAACTAATAAAAATGGAAAAACCTAGATTATTAAAAAGAGATGCTGCATCTTCTGCATCATACTCAAAAGTTCCAGCAGGAGACTCTGTAGATACTATGACAGCTGCATGTGTATCAGAATTAATGTGTGCTGCTACTAGTTTTCATAAATTACATTTAAAAGTAACTGGTGCTGGATCATATGCAGCTCATAAAGCCCTTAATGAATTATATGATGCTCTTCCTGGACATGCTGATGATTTAGCAGAAGGATATCAAGGAGCTGCAGAAAAATTGCTCAGCTATTCTGAAACATCTCCAAGAATATTAAATTCGGTAGATGATGCATTAGGATACATTAGAGAAATAGGAGAAATGGTAAATAAGCTACAAGCTAAAATGCCATATACTGAGATAGTAAATGACTTAGATACAATCAAGTCTACACTGAACTCAACTAAATACAAATTACTTTTCTTAAAATAATTTGGATATTTAAAAAAAGTTTACTATATTATAGTATATTTATTTATTAACTAAAACAAAAAACAATGGCTTATTTTAATCACGCATTCCAGAAAGTGTTTGTTGGAACCGAAAATTTCAATACAAGCAAAACTGGAAAATTAGGTTCACCTGGAAATATTCTTTCCGGTGGAGAAATTGGATTTGTAGATCCAAAATCTTGGGACTTAGTTGCTGAAGCACCTACTAACTGCTGTCCTTTAGTACTTGCTGCAGGTTCAATTTATCAAAATGATAAAATTGGTCCTTTTCATGGAGGATACCAAGAGTCTAACAAATCTAAGGTAATCAACCCTAAGTATGTTAGTCAATTCTATCGTGTATTACCATGTCAACCACAAAATGAAGTGGTACATATTGGTAATACTGAATTTATAGGACAATTAGGATGTTGTAAAAAATACTTCTGTGGTGAGACTTACACATTACGTGTTGATATTAAAGGTTCTCCTGCATTAAGATTATTAGATCACAACTCTTATATTATTGCTTCTGCATATGGTGGATGTTGTCCAGAAGGTTCAATTGCTCCAGTAGAAATTGATCCAACAATCATCTTTATTCAATGGGCTGAGGCAATTGTAAGATACCCTGTTATCTCTCCATTCTTGTCAGTAGCTGTTATTGACCAAGAGGGTACTCCTTGGTATGCTCCAGGAACTGATGCTGCTTTTTTAGCTCTATTTGAGGCTAATACTTGGGATAACTATGTATCTCCAGGATATGATGAAGAAAACTGTTTAGCAGGAATTCAATTAGTTGGTGCTTATGTAGATACTAAATTTCAAAACTGTACATTCCAATTGACTGACTTCTATGAAGTTGAACCAGTTAGAATCTATGCTTCTGAAGTTGACCTTAACGGTGATCCATGTTTATTTAATGGAACATGTGTTAACAAAATATGTGAAGGAAGACAAGCAATGGGTCTTGGAGAATCAGTTGCACGTGATGTAATTTTATCTGAGCAATACAGACAAAACTTCTTCCACAGTGACCTCCGTATCCGTGAAATCACTCAAGGAGCTAGTGTATTTAATTACATTGACCGTAATAGTTTGTATGTAAGATACTACATTTTACATAATGTTCCACGTTTCAATAATCCAACTAGTACATTTGATAATGACCAATACTTGTTAGAGATTATTACAAGTGAAAGTGTTGGTACTGATCTTCTAGAATTTGTTGAAGCATGGTTAGGAAATTGCAATTCAGGATGTGATTTAGAATTACAAACTGTAGGTTGTGGTCAGACATGTGATTCTGAAGATTATTATCCATACCCTGGTGGACCTATTGGACCATTAGTATAATCTTATAAACTAAAAACAACTAAGGGGAGCTGAGTTTCATACTCCTCCCCTTTTTTATTATTTCACTATGGCTAATCATATACTAAGTTTAGAGGTACCAACTGTAATGAACTCATGTATCTTAAAGATATTTGATACAAGTGTTTATGTTGATTCAATTCCGGTAACTTGCCCTACATTAAATATAACAGTACCCGGATTTGGATATTCAGTACAGTTAGAAACTACAGAAGATTTTGTAGATACAATAACAGCTTGTGACTTACAGTTACAAACAACAGATTGCGGTACAGTTAATGTAGACATTCCTGATGGTATATACATTATTAAATACAGTGTATCACCTAATGATATAGTATATGTAGAGTATAATCATATGAGAATTACACAAGCATTAAACAAATACTACAATGTATTATGTGATGTAGATGCAGCTGCTTGTGATCCTCCTACTAAAATAAAACAAAAACTTGAAGATTTAAGATTAATTTATATGTATCTTCAAGCTGCAAAAGCTAAAGTAGAATATTGTCATGAGCCGCAGAAAGGTATGAGCTTATACAATTATGCTCTTAAGCTTTTAAACAAAATGACTTGTACAAACTGTTAAACATTTAAAAACCAACAACTTATGTCTAAATGTGCAAATTGCGGAGCAGCTATAACTTGCGGATGTCAGAAAAGAACACTACCAGATGGTAAAAGCGGATGCAGTAGCTGTGTTAATAGAGTAAATAAAAAACCAGTAGTAGAAACAAAAAAACCAGAAACTCCAACTACTAAAAGAGTTTGGGGACCTGATAGATATAAAAACTTAGAAAAATTTACTAAAAAATAATGCCAAGTACATTCTATACTCTTAATGATTGTTGTACTAATCAACCTGCTACCGTATTTCAGATTCTTGGTAACCCTAATTCTGCAATTTTATATTTAGAATATGAAGGGTCAGAGACTCCTTCTCCTAGTGACATTGGTAATAATATAATATCTGAATTATGTTCTGAAGCTCTTGGTCCTTCGGGGTGTTTATCTGTATGTGTTAGAGTTGTGCAAGTTTCAGAACCAATACCTTCTCCAGATGTATATATTGAAGACTGGTATAAAGTAATTTATCAGATTACTACTGTTCCAACATGTGCTGAATGTCAAGAATGTCCTCCAAAGTGTTATACTTTAACAGACTGTAATGATCCTGATAATATTATAAAAAGTAAGTCAGCATCATTAGCACAATATGCGTTTAACAATTCTATTGTAAAAATAAATGGGTATGATGAATGTTGGTCAATAACTTTTGAAACAGACCCTTGTGGAATACCTATTTGCGGTAAGAATTATGAAGGATATGGTTATTTGTATAACTGGTATGCACTATTTGGAGCTGGGGCTCAAACTAACGGTGGTAGAAATCCTGGAGGTATTGTAAATACAAATCAACCATATAGCGATGACAGAAATGAATGGTTTGTTCCAGATGATGAAGATTGGTTAGATTTAAAAAATTATTTAGGTGGTAATGATATTGCTGGTGGAAAACTAAAAACTACTTGTACTGCTCCATTTACTGATAATAATGGACTTTGGGATTCACCAAATGAAGGAGCGACTAATGAAGTAAATTGGGCTGGTATTCCAGGTGGATTCCGTGATACCAATGGATTGTTTTTAAACAGAGGTAGTTACGGTTTTTATTGGAGTGCTTATCAAACTAATACCAGTAATGGTGTAAGGTTTTACTTGGAATATGATAGCAGTGATCTAAAAGTAGCTTCAAATAATAAAGATACTGGAGCCTCTATTAGGTTAGTAAGACGAGCAATAGATGATGAGTTGTTATTACCTGATGGAACAACAAGTAATGATACTTCAGCTTTACCAGAGTATATAGGAAACTCAAGATCATATATCACTGTAAAAATTGGAAATCAAGTTTGGACAGCACAAAACTTAATTGAAACTCAATATAATAATGGAGCTTCAATTCCTCTAGTAACAAATGCTACAACATGGGCAGGATTGACAACAGGTGCTAGATGTTCTTATAATAACGGAACCATAACACCGGATCAAGGTCAAATAGAACTTTGCGGAGATACTCCATCTCCTCCTCCACCACCTGCAGCAGCAGTTGCTGCTAAACTATTACTTACAAGTTCAGAAGAAGAGTTTTGTCCATGTGAAATTCCGGTAACAGTAGTAGAGGCATTTGAAAATTGTCAAGACTGTTTACCTGTTATAGCATATAAATTCACTAATTGTGATAATAAGGGAATAGTAAAATATAGTACTGAAGACTTTTCAGAATATATAGGAAAAACAGTAAAGCTTAATTGTGGAAACTGTTGGTCTGTAACTCAAATAAATTATACTCCCCCATCTACTCAATCAATAACTGTTGAGTATGCATTCAATTCGTGCAGCACATGTAAAAAAACATACTATAAATTAACTAGTTGTTCAGATCCTGAAGAAATACTTTACACATATTCAGATATAGATATACCTCCAAAACCTCCCATAGGATGTACTGATTGTGTTCACATTTCATTTACTTATAATGGGGTAGATTATGAGTATGAAGTTCCTGTTTTTAATAATCCAAATAATGATATTTCTTATTTTATATTCTCTATTAATTTTACTATAGATATAGTACTTAATGGAGGCATATGGAAATTAATTATAACTAGACGTTTAGATCCTACGGTCATAGAGTCAGATACTGAAGAAGCTGTTTATACTATTGAAAGTGAATTACCATGTCCATTTTTTGAAAATTGGATTTTTGATAGTGGTGAGCTTGAAGTAGAAAATTTAGTTACTGATGCATGTACTTTACCTGATCCTGTAATTAGTATTAAAGGTTTCTCAGGTTGTTTTAAAGTAGAAAAGACAAATCAACCTGTTAATCCAACTATAGTAAAACAATTAGAAAAGTATGATAGTTGTGAGGACTGTCCAGTTGCACCAGAACCAGAACCAGAACCGTTACCAAAAAGAAAAGTAAAACCTGGATACTCAACACCAGCATGTGATATAGAAAAGTATGAGAAGATAACATGTAAGTCATCTGAGATTTATTATAAACAAGTAATGAGGATTAGATATGGCATATCAAATTGTTGTCCTGATGAAGATGATAAATGGATTATTAAGAAAGAACTTATTGATCTTGATGCATTAAGAGATCCTGAGTATGTATGTCAACCTGTAACAACTTGTTGCGGGCAAACAATAAATACATGTGGATGCAATTGTAATCAAACACTTAAAACTTGTAATTCTCAATAATAATTAGTATATTATAATATGAAACCTTTAAACTTAGATAATAAACCTTGTAGCCCAATATCAAGTAATTGTGTGATATGGCAAGGTCCCAATCTAGATTGTATCAAGTTATGTACAGGAGATACAGTATCTAATGTTGTAGCTACTTTGGCTACAGAACTTTGTACAATATTAGATGAGTTAAAAGTAAGCAACTATGATTTATCTGCTTTTGGGCTATCATCTTCATCATTAAATTTTGAAGAACTAGTTCAGTTTCTTATTGATAAAGTATCTGAGCTTAATGATATTAACTCAGGTAATGGGGGATCAGGATCAGGATCAGGATCTGAATGTCCTGATTGTGTAGTATCTGTAGCTCCATGTTTGATTACAGGTGGTCAAACTACCATGCAATTACTTGATTATGTTCAAATGATTGCAAATAGAATATGTACTATAATAAGTAGCACACAAGATATAGATCAGGAAATAACTATTATTAATTCTACACTATCGGATTTACAATTTCAAATAGATAACTTACCAGGCTATACATTACCTAATATTCCAGTAGACTGTATATTATCAGGAAATCAAAGAATTGATGTAGTTCTTAATGCATTAATGAATGATGATACATTGGGTTATTGTCGTTTATTAAGTGCAACTGGTACTCCTATAAATATTAATACTGCTGTATTATCACAATGTATTTCAGATACAGCTCAACCATTAGCAGCATTACCGGCAGTAAATACATTTAGTGCATATTATTCAAGTTCATGGGTTAACGCATCAGCATTGAATGCAGCACCAACTGTATCAAACGCAATTAAAAATATTTGGGTAGCTATTTGTGATATTTATAATTATTCATCTGATTTTCCTGTAACTGTTGTAGCACAAGGTAGTGGAATTACAGTTACACCAACTACTGTTGGAAATGTTACAACATATACTGTTGCAAGTTCAGGTTCAGGATCTGGAGTTACATTATCTGATGCTGGTACTACTATACATGAATCATTAGTAAATACTGGAACTGGTCCAGCTCTAGCTACTAAAGGATTAAAAGCTGGTTCTAACATTTCATTATCTTCAACTGCTACTGATATTACTATTACAAATACAGCACCTAATGTTGCTCAAAATCTCTGGGCAACTATTACTGCTACAACGGGTAGTACAACTGCAAACTCAACTACAGATACATTATCAGTAGTTGGAGCTGGAGGTATTACTACTTCTATTGCAGGAGATACACTAACTATTACAGGATCAGGAGGCGGTGGTGGTGGTTCATTTACTTATGAAATAGGACAACATGTTTCATCTAGAGGAGGAGTTATTGCTCATAGATGGTTATCAACAACATCTCTTGGAACTCCAACATCCGGAACTGTTGAGAATTACTTAGTTGTAGATACTCAAGATAGACCTTCTGCTACTTGGGGATTAGATACTACAAATGTTCCAAACTGTGAAAGTACCTGGGACGGACAAGCAAATACAACAGCGATGATGACAGCTGGTGCAGCAGTAGGCACAGCTGCTCAATTATGTGACTCTAGTACCAATAATGGTTTTACTGATTGGTATCTTCCTGCTATTGATGAGCTGTCTAAAATATTTCATAATAGATGGGAAATTGCACAAGGACTAATAGCTGCAAGTGGGACCCAATTTGATACTACGGCCTACTATTGGAGTAGTACTGAGTACGTCCCCACCGGCGCGTGGAGCTTCTACTTCAACTTTGGGACTGTCTACAGCACCGGCGGTAAGACCAACCCATATCATGTGCGTGCAGTAAGAAGATTTTCAATACCATAAAAAATGGCAACAACAAATAATAAATGTAAAAAATGTGGATGTGAGGATAAGTTTATGACTAGTCCTGCACCATGCCCTACACCTGAAGGGTGTCCGGATCCAGTATCTTGTTCAGAGACAATAGATGCTAACTGTGTTTTATATACAGGAGAACCGCTTCAATGTAATGGTGAAATTATATTGGATACAGGAACATCCTTAAATGAGGCTATTGTAAATCTAATTGAATACATACAAAATATTAATCATGTTGTATGTGGTACAGCTTGTGAAAATGCATATGATTATATGACAGGATATGCACTTTCTAATGCAACTGAAGAACTTCCTCCACAAGCTGTATTGGATCTATTACTACTTAAAGGTTTAATATTACCATCAGAAAACAATAGTATTTGCTGCCCGGTTTGTGGACCTTATGTATTAGCCTCTGTTGAGACATATCTAAAGTTTGCTGAAGCAGTAGGTAGAACACAATCTGTAGATCCTGAAAACCAATGTGAGTCAAATTTAAATAATGACTGTTGTACAAATGTTTTTGCAAGTGTAGAAACATATTTAAAATATGCAGAAGCTGTAGGATGTGCACAGAGTCCTCCAACAAATAACTGTGAAGGTTGTAATAATGGTTTTACAGAAGAACTTCAAACATTAATAGACTCAGATTCTGATCCTAATTTTGAAGATAGACTACTTGATAAAGGAGTAGTTGAGTCAGGTAGTTTAAATATTGATCTGACATCAAATATCTCTAATTTACAAGCTTTAGTATATGCAATGTTTGATGCTCAAGAAGGAACCAATATTGAAACAGTTCCGGAAATTGTAGATAGAATACTTGATAGAGGAATTGTATTAAGTTGTGTTAAAGGACAGTTAGTTTTGTCTTCTGTAGAAGCTTGGTTAAAGTACGCAGAAGCAGTTGGTCTTACATGTGCTGCTGCTGTTCCAGCATAAAAAAAAAATAAAAAAAGTTGCAGGTTTGTTGGTTTCTGTGACAACAAAGGCAAAGCCCTCACACTTGTGGGGGTTTTGTTTTTTACTTACATTTGTTAAAGTCATTTATTTTTAGTATATTAATATATAGTATGAAGGAAATTAAAAAACCTGATATTAAAGGACCAAGGTATAGACCTGAAGTCCACAATATAATGAACAAAAAGTTCTTTGATAGTTTTAGACAGAAGTATCCTAAGTATAAAAATCTTAATGATGCTGACTTAAAGAAAATTGGTAAAGCTTTTAACAGACTTGTATTTCAAACTGTAATAGATACAAGAGATGGGGTGCAGTTACCTGAGTCAATAGGTTGGTTATTTGTAGGAACATGTCAGCAAAGTAAAAAGTATAATATTGACTTTGCTAAGTCCCATCAATACGGAGTAACAGTTTCAAATAAAAACTGGGCAACTGATGGAAAACTTGCAAAGATTTTTTATACAAATCATGCACCAAAAATTCGGATAAAGAATAGAGAGTTCTGGAAATTCATAGCATGTAGAGAATTTAAAAGATCTGTTGCAAAAGCATATCCTGAAAATTGGCAAATGTATATTGTAGCTGATCCAAAAATAAAGATTGAACATGCATATAATAACTTAAGATACAAAGAGTTTAAAGCTAAGCAAACAGCAAAAGCATTAGAAACATATAATGAATTTGACTTATGACAAGTATAGGGGAAGCCATATCAAGAGTAAGAAATACACTCAAAGCTGTTAAGGAAGATCCTTTCTTAACTGATAGAACAATATATTTTTCTCTTCAGAAATATGCTCAATCTCTTATGAAAAGAGAAGACAATCAATTTAGATTAATGAAGATGAGTCAAATATTTCAAGTGCTTCCTTATATTGAACTTATTGATGTTGATAAAGTAGAAGCAGGTTGCATAGGTGTTTACTCAGAATGTTATTTTAAAAGATCTAAGGATAAACTTCCTAGCATACTTAATGGTATGTTTGGTCCTATTATCCGTACAGTATCTTCTATAGATGGATCTATTGAAATGTTTAGAACAGATCCAGGTACTTGGATATCTATGACAAAATCAACTACGTTCAAATATAATAAGAGACCTTACTTTTGGTATCTTAATGGTTACTTATATGCACCAAATGTTGATTGGGATGCGGTAAGGATGGAAGCTATATTTGAAAACAATACAGAAAAATGTGATACAGATGTTTGTGAAATACAACAGGACAGACCATTAAATATTCCTGACTATTTATTTTCTGAGATAGAACAGTATGTAGTAAAAGAATTAACCATGACTATGCAGATTCCAACTGACGGGCCTGATGATAGTCAAAATGCACTTAGATAATGTCTTATAACTATACACTCCGCTACCGTACGTTTGATCAGTTACTTGAAGATGTAACAATAGATCTGAATACCTTTGCTCTAGAAAATATGATAGAGCCTCAGCAGTTAATTAAACTTGCTAAGAAATTAAACTATGACTTAGGTTTAAGAATAAATCAAACTAGAGAAACAATATTAGAAGTATGTCATGGTAGAGTACAACTTCCTGATAATTTTTATACATTTAATTTTGCTTCTATTTGCGGAGAATTTACAGATCAAGTTGGATACAATATGGGAGGTACTAATATTCAAGAAGTACCTTATTATGAAACTCCTAGTACAGTAAACACTTGTTCTCCAATTAGTGTTAATTGTAGAACTTGTAACTCTAACCCATGCAATCAAACAGCAGCATGTGATCTTAATCATCCTATAGTAGATCCTATACCTACAGAGTATGATCCTAATAATCCTTACGGTAATACATGTATTCCTCCAAGGGTGTTTATGAATTGTAAAGGAGAAAAATATGAATTAATACAAGTAATAAACCCGTCACTTACAAGAGTATATAGAGAATTGATTCCATTAAGAATGAAAGAGAATCAAAATATACATTGTGATTGTCCAAATCTTTATTACAATACGCCAAATGAAGGATGGCTTGAAAACGGTTATCTCTTTACTACATTTGATACAGGCAAAGTATATTTAAACTATCAGGGTCTTATGGAAGATGAACAAGGTAACTTATTAGTTCCTGATCATGATCTTCTTAATGAGTATTATGAATATGCACTTAAACAAAGAATACTTGAAAATTTATTTTTAAATGGAGAGGATGTTGCACAAAGAATGCAGTTAATAGAAGCTAAACTTAAAGCTGCTAGAAATAATGCTCTTAGTTTAGTTAATACACCTAACTTCAAAGAAATGGAAAAACTTTGGTGGACAAATAGAAAAGCACAGTATGCTAAGTATTATAATATGTTTAAATCATATGCACCAACAAGTGGATTTTTTAATAGACGTGACGGTTATAATAGAGTTATATAACTATGGCAAAAGATATTCAAAGTACAACTACAGTTATAAGTAAAGGTTTTACAAAGGGTCTTAATAAAGATTCTGATCCATCTTTTGTTCAAGATGGTATGTGGACACATGCACGTAATGCTATAAACAATACAGAAGAAGGTAACTTAGGTACATTATCAAATGAAGATGCAAACTTTTTATGTATTACTGCTGGATCAACTATGCCAGCTACTGCATTAAAAAAATATATTATAGGTGCTATTCAATTATTTTCTGATAAGTGGATTATCTTTACAGCAGGACATAAGCTTAATGGTCTTTCAGTATCTTCTGAGATTGGATTATTTGAAGCAGATGTATGTTTGTATAAACCTATAGTACAAGATCCTTGTTTAAATTTTGATAAAAGATATCTTATCTCAGGGTCATCTAGAGAAAAAGAAGATTGTACTTGGCAAGTATATTGGGCTGATGGTAATAATCCTGATAGATATTTAAACATCGGAGATCCACAAACTTGGCCTAAACCTCCATATGTATGGTTAGGTCAATCAAATATTAATTATTACTCAGATGGTATTAATGAACTCTTGTGGCCAGGAGTTGCTTGGAATGAAGATGAAAGTATAGTCAATGATTGTATATTTATAGATTATCTACCTTCTTTAGACTGTAATAAAATAAGACTTGCAAGATTAATGAAAACACCATCTCTTAAAGTTACTTTAGGTAATCAAGGTGGAACTTTAAGAAATGGAACTTACTTTGCAACTTTAGCATATAGTATTAAAGGTCAAATAGTTTCAAACTATTTTTCTCCAAGTAATACACAACCTATTTGGTTTCCAAATGATTTACAAGGTTCACTTATTATTGATATAGAAGCTGATAGTGAAAACTTTGATGAATTTATTTTGGTAATAGTACAGAATATAAATCAAGGAACTGTTGCAAAACAAATTGGAACATATTCTACTAAAACTACTAGAGTTGCATTAGATCAAATAAAAGAAGACTTAATATCAGTACCATTAAATTTTTTACAATTACAAAATCCTGTATTTGAAAAGTCAGATCAAATAACTGAAGTAAATAACTATTTACTGCGTATAGGTCCTACATCTAAATTTGATTTTAATTATCAACCTTTAGCAAATCTTATTAAAACCAAATGGGCTTCTGTTGAATACTCATCAGACTATTATGTAAAAGGTGGTAATAAAGGAAGTTATCTAAGAGATGAAGTATATTGTTTCTTTATCCGTTGGGTGTATGATACGGGAGATAAATCTTCTTCATATCATATTCCTGGAAGAGCTCCAAGAAATTATCCTGATGGTAGTGCTACATTTGAAAACTCAACAGATACTAGTGCAAATGCATTAACATCTAATGATAAAATATTTGAAACATTTAATACCGGAGTTGTTACATCATATACAAATACTACATTAGATGATGGAGGTGTAGTAATTGGAACAGGTGATATGGGATATTGGGAATCAACTGAAAAATATCCTGATGATAGACCTGATATATACAATGCAAGTTTTCATTGTTGGACAGGTAAATACCAACAGAGTGATTTGAGTTGGGACTTATGTGGAAAACCAATTAGGCATCATAAGTTTCCAGATAACATGTCAGATACAAGTAGTCAAAGTGTTACAAATCATTTTAAACCAAACCCTTCTCAAAATCCTAATCCACTTAGGATAAGGTTAATGGGAGTATTCTTTGAAAATATTTTATATCCAAAAGATAATGAAGGTAATGACATACCTGGAATAGTTGGGTATGAAATATTAAGAGGTTCTAGAGAAGGTAATAAATCTATTATTGCAAAAGGTATGTTAAATAATTTTAGGACATACCAACTAAAAGGTCAGATAGTAAATAATGCAAGTCCCGTTACAGGTATTTATGCTAATTATCCTTTTAACACTATTAATGGATTTTATAATCAAGGTTCCGGAAGTGATCATGATAGACCTTTTATGGATCCGTATATTAAAATTGTTGATCCAACTAATAGTTCAAATGTATTAGATCAAAAAGTTCCTATTGATGTAGTTAGTTTTCATTCTCCGGATACCATGTTTAATACTCCGTTTCTTTCAAATACAGAGTTAAAACTATATGGGTACTTTAGAGGTAAATCAACTCAACAATTTATAGAACCTAATAAACATCCTCAACATAAGTTACTAAGTGATTTTTGTGTTATAGTATTTTCAATTGCTGGACTTATAGAAGCTATAACATCTATGAGAGGTAGAATTACTATCAATTCAGCAACTGCAAATGGTGGAGCTTTTGTTAGTGGACCTGTAAGTGGAGATGGTGCATTTGCTGCTCAGATTATAGCTGGTACTACTTTAGCAACAGCAACTAGTACATATAATATAGCATTAGAAACTTATTTTGCAAACGGACTTACTGTAATTGCAGATACTTTTTCAATGGCATTTGCAGGAGTAACACCATTTTTTACAGCTATACAGACAGCTTATGACTCTGCAGTTAATATAGCAGCTGTTACAGGTGCAGTAGCTCCACGAGCAACTGAGTATACATACACACTACCTGACTGGGCATACTTAGATCCTGTAAATAGAGTATTAGGTGCACTAAATCAATTAGCATTTTATTTTAGCGAAGGTGCAAGAGCTGCCTTAGCTATCATAAGAGCATTAATACCATATGATCAAGTTGCATTACAAATGATTGCACACGGTTTCTATGATGATATGAAAAGAAACAATGCTGCAAATGGTTTATTTAGATTTAAAGCAGAAGATAGTTTTTATATAAGAGGTAATATTCAACAAATGCCTGTATATACAGATTATAACGGATCTCAAATAAGTTATAGTATTAACAATTTAAACAGATCTG